TTCGCTGAGAACACCAACGGTGGTTGGTACTCAGGGTATGACATCCTGCCCGTAGGTGTTTCAGACGTAATCAGTGCGGCTGAGTTCAACATCAAGCAGGCTGCGGTTCCCGTAGTTATCTCTGGTCTGGAAATGCTCCAGAACGCTGGCCGTGAGAAGATGATTGACCTTCTCGATGCCCGACTGTCTGTTGCTGAGTCCACGTTGGCTAACCTGATTTCAGGCGGTCTGTATTCAGACGGTACTGGCGCGGGTGGCAAGGAGATTGACGGATTGGATGCTGCAATCCCTCTTAACCCTGCTACAGGCACTTACGGCGGCATTAACCGCGTAGACTGGACATTCTGGCGTAACCAGTTTGTTGATGCGGCTGCGGCTGACCCCACCACTATCCAAGGTCTGTTCAATGACCTGTGGGTACAACAGGTTCGCGGTACTGACCGTCCTGACCTGATTATGGTGGACAACGTGGTTTGGTCTACTTACACCGAGTCCCTGCAAGCGCAGCAGCGTTTCACTTCACCTGAGACTGGAAACCTTGGCTTCCCGACTCTGAAGTACATGGACGCTGATGTATGTCTGGATGGTGGTATCGGTGGCTTCTGCCCCGCAGGTACAGCGTTCTTCCTGAACACTGATTACCTCCACTATCGACCTCACAGCAACCGCAACATGGTTCCGCTGTCTCCGAACCGCCGTTACGCGACAAACCAAGATGCTGAAGTGCAGATCCTTGCATGGGCTGGCAACTTGCCCTGTAGCGGAGCGCAGTTCCAAGGTCGTTTGGACTTAAACGCTTAATAGCGGTAGCCCTGCCTACCCTCAGAAATGGGGGTGGGCCTTTAGGGGTGAAAGCCCCTCTTTTTGGAGAGGAAGTATGTCAGAGATAGGCGAACCGCAAAGGCGCAAATTTACAGCAATAGGAACTGCTGACGAAAGCTATGCCCCATCTGTTGTGGGTGTTCCGAATGATGCAGACCAGTTGGTGTACAGCGCCGCTTCAGGTCGCTGGGAACCCGCTGCGGCAGGCATTCCTGCTGGAATTTCCACGTTTTTTAATTCTCTTGAAGAAGCACGGGCTGCGGTAGCTGGTGGTTCTTATGTACCCGTACCCGACACACTGAATGTTGTTGTTGTACTGGGGCCAGGACTTATGGTTTGGGATTTTCCCTTGGCAGACTGGGTAAATGTCGAGCAGTTGGCAAGTGCCAGCAATCAAGCCTCTCGATACATTGAGCTGGATGGCGCAAATGATTACATCAACCTCCCTGCTTTGGCAGGTGGGTCTGAGGACGTTTTGGACTTCTCTACTGATTGGTCTGTTGGCTGCACGTTTGTTGGGGTAGAGCCTGTTTCTGACGGAAACAACGTCTGTCTGTTTAGAAACGGTGGCTGTAGCATTAATCTCAAGCGTGGCGGCTCTAATTGGGGTTTGTACGTCACTTCAGATGACAACCTTTACGATGCAGCAACAAGGGCGCAAGCAAACACATGGTACGCACCAGGAGACTTCTCTCGCGTCATATTTACTTATTCTGCCTCTACTAATCGCTTGAAATACTACTTGGGTGACCCTGCTACGGGTACGTTTGCGATGCGAGCAAACCTCTCTATTCCTGCCTCTATGGTTAGCGGCCAAAATCACGGCACAGCTTTGGAAATTGGTAATTCATGGACAGGCACAGGGGGCGCGTACTTTTCTGGTCAGCACTGGGATGGAGGCGTTAATAACCTCGTCATTTCTAATATGGAACTTGTTGGCCCACAGCTTACAGAGTATTTTCAGACGGGTGAAACTTTCCCGACCCATGAGTATTACGATGACCTGACTAGCTATTGCCAGTTAGGTGAAGACACCTACCCGAATGTGGTTGACGATAAAGGCAACATTACGGGCGGGGTATTGGTGAATGGAACATCTGATGACTTCAAAGATGTCCCCCCGCCAATCTAGCAGAATTATTTAACCCTTCGGGAGAAGACAAATGGCACAAGCACAACCGACTTACTTTGTAGACGATGCTGCTGTTACCGCAATGGGTACTCGCGTACCTGATGCTTCAACGGACACTGGCATGAACTTTGGTGCTTCCAACAATCCTGGTATTGGCATTAGCGACCAAAACCCTGATTTGCAGGAATCTCTGCCAAGCTGGACACTTTTGGATCAGCACGGTAACGCTCGTGATGGTCAGATTAGTCAAGTGATCGGCGGCGATGGCATTACTGAAGCTGCTGATTGGCCTGAAAGTGGTGGTACTGAAGGCACATTGCCTGATGCAACCATTCGTTTTGGCGCAAATCCTGCCAACGTAGGTGGTCAGCCCGACAATGATGCTGCCATTACAGGTGTAGCAAACGCGTCACTCACCGACTTGGCGACAGGTTGGGAAGAAGGAGCGTAAATGTCTCAACTGCTGCAAAATGCAGTAGTAGACGGGGTGCTGGAGGCCGTAGATGGTACGTCAGCCCCTGCTTACTTTGACCAAGGTTTGCCCTTTGATGCGACTGGATTGGCTGTCACGATAGCTGACGCTGTCTCTCATTGGCATCAGGGCATTCCTTTCTCTGCCGCTGGGCGCATTTGTGTCGAGCAGTCGCAGCCTATCGCGTATTCTGGCAGTGGTGCTGCACCTTTCACAGCTAACGGCAAGTTGGCAATGGATACCTCTCCTGCCGAGCGTTATGTGGGAGGCGTACCCTTTACGACAGGAGGGGCGGTTCGTGTAAACGGGCTTGCGCCCTTTCTAGGGGTAACGATTAACACCCAGCCTCAGAGTCTCACGGTTGATGAGCCTGATCCCGCTGGATTTAGCGTTGTGGCAACGAGCGGCGATGCCAGCACCATTCTTTATCAGTGGCAGATAGGCCCAATATGGACAGATATTGTTGATGGCGGCTCATTCAGCGGTGCTACGACTAATGCTTTACTTATTGACCCTACTTTGGCTGGACAGAACGGCACAACCTATCGGGTGAAGTGCTCTAATGCCCAACCTGGAGAATCGGTATCTAACAGTGCCTCGCTGACCGTTAATTCACTGGCATCTGACCTTGTGTTGACATTCAACGGGTTGGATAACGTACTGACTTTTGACGGGGCGAGTAATGTCCTGACGTTTACAGGAACACCGTAATGGCTGACGAGAGATTTCAAGACTTTCCACAAAAAACCAACCCCAGCGGCTCAGATGAATTGGTTGGCGTTGATGGATCAGGGTATTTCCGCTCCCCTATTTCTTCCCTGCCTAGCGGTGGTGAGGGCTTGCCTGAATTCTTCAAATTTATGGTGGGCGATAAAGTCCTGATTGTCCAAACAGGGCAAAGTAACCCGCAGGGGCTTGAGGCTCGCAGGGCTGCGGCAGGTGTTGATACTTGGGAGAACAACCGTGTTTGGGATTGGCAGTGGTCAGACAGGACTACGGTGCAGCAGGACTACACCAATTTTGCTGATTCGCGCTGGGGTTGGGTAAATCCCGCTACGACACAGACTGTTGCACAAAACTTCTCTGCGGCCTTGATGTACATGGGCTATATAGGTGGAAACACAGGCAACCAAGCCTACGCATTGGCTAATCAAGTTCAGCTTTCGACTGGGCTGGATGTGTATGTAGTTAATTTGTGCCAAGGCGGTGCTAGCATTGAGTGGTGGGAGACACCCACTGTCTTTGGGATAAACATGGCAGAGGTGCTGCAAGACGCTTTGCAATACATACTGGCAGGTAGCACAGGGATAGATTTCCAAAGCAAACCTGGGCCAGACATTGTTAGTTGGGGTCAAAGCGAAGCCAATATGCCTGCTCCAATGGGGACATATCCCACAACGCCTGACGATTGGGCGCAGCGGTTAGACACTATCTTTAACCTTGCCAGAAGCCAGACCGAAAGCTGGGTTGCAGAAGGGTATTCCAAGATATTCCTGACAGAAGCTACTGATTACGTCAACTGGGATGGTACGCCAATAGCTGGAGGGTCGTATGCAGGTGTTCCTTACCAATGGGATGGGGCAAATGTAGCGGGAACTATTTACGGCGATGACATAGTGCTTGTTTCCTCTCGCGGCATTGAGCACGGGAACGGAGTTGACACTTCAATGGTTACTGCTGCACCTGTGGCACAGGCAGGCAATCCTACTTATCTTGTTCACTATTCAGGCGATGGTAATGATGCCTACGGACGCAGGATTGCTGACATTGTTTTGGGTCGAGCTAGAGAGTTCAAGGACACGGATTTAGACGTAGAAAACGGCAATATGAATGACCGTGTTACCGCGCTGGAGGAAGGCGGTGGCTCCAGCCTGAATGCTGTCCAGAAAGACTACGGAATCGCGGGCGAGCACTTTCAACAGACAAGTCACTTTACCAACTCAGAGATTGCATTTTCTACCAATGCGGATGACACATTGTTCGGAATCGAGCCAATTCTTTGCAACGTGAGTGGGTCTTCTACAGTTGCTAGAAGCAATCAGGCTCCCCTAGAAGTAGGTGTTGCGGATATTACTGCTAACGGCAGTTTAAGTAGAGCGGGTGTTCAGGCCAGTATGTACCCTACTACGCTTGCACATAACGTGACTAAAATCACACTGAGTACACGTTGCTCTCCATATACGGCACAAACAAGTGGGGATAGGCATTATTTCAGGGTGGGCTGGCAAAGACCGTTCACAGACGCTAATGATGACCAAGGCGTGTTCCTTGAATACCGCTTTGGTGAGGCCAATTGGCGAGCGGTTGCTATAGGGCAGTCAGGGCCAACGGCTGATGACGATACGGGCGTTCCTGTGACCATATTCAGTTTTCCATTTGGCACCCCTAACGGCATGATTGATATGGTGCTGGAAATTGATTTAGTTGCTAATACGGCAAAGTTCACTATCAATGGGGTACTCACAAATACCATTGACGTTACCAACATGGACTTCACAAACCTTGCCTCCTTGGGCGTTCTTGTGAAGAAAACGGAAAACACGCCAGATGCAGTAGGTTTGGTAGATTTCCTCGCCATAGATGTTCACATGGACTATGGTGTATCTGGATTAATATAAGGGTCTGTAATGACTCATAACGCCGAAAGGCACACAACGAAGGGCTAAAACTATGCAAGAAGCAGAGCACGGAATAACGGACTTGGCGATGAACAACAGTCGCTTTCACGGTGATGAAACATTGCTGGTGAAGTTCTATAAGCACCCCAAAGAGAATTCTGCCAAGAGTGCAGAGGCTGGAAGGCCCATCTTTGAGGAAGTTCCTTACATCCAGATTATGACACCTGGAAACAAGGACTCTATTGTCATCCGTCCAGCGACAAAGATGGATAAACAGCGTTTTGCTGAACACTACCGCAAGTTTGAGGCGCGGGAGGATCAGGAAGGCATTGAAGGTACTCTGCTGGAGGAATGGGCAGGTATTTCACGTTCTCAGTGCGAGGAATTGAAGTATTTGAACATTCGCACGGTAGAGCAGTTGGTTGCTGTCAGTGATGCCAATGCTCAAAACGTGATGGGTATCAACTTTCTCAAGCAGAAAGCCACCAAATACCTTGAAGACACGAAAGGTGATGCAACCGCTGCGGCACTGGCCGATATGCAGGCCAAATATGATGCCTTGGTTGCTCAAATGTCTGAAACTGTCAACTGCTCTACGGTTGCTCAAATGTCTGAAACTGTAGTAACGGATGCTGTGGAGGAGCCTGAAGTAGAAAAGGCACCTCGTAAGCGGCGTACTAAAGCCGAAATGGAAGCTGCCAAAGCAGCGGAGTAACGTATGTCACGATACCTGCCCGTTGATACGATTATCAACAGAGCTGCTCTTGAAGTAGGCTTATTGCCCTCTCCAAACCCAACTAATGACCAAGACGAAGCGTTTGTTCAGTTGGTTGGGCTATTGACGGGGGCAGGGCAGGAATTGTGCGAACTGCATCCGTGGCAAGTGCTGGTTAGGCGGTACGAAATCAACACCAATCCTGCTAATGACGGGACATCAGGCAGTTATGACCTCCCTGACGACTTCAATTACATGATTGACCAGACAGGCTGGGATCGGAAAAACCGTGTTGCTATAGGTGGCCCGTTATCAGCACAGGACTGGACGTATCTGGCAGGTCGTGACCTAGTTTCACAGACCATATATGCGTCATTTAGGCAAGTAGACGGAAAGATTGATATTTACCCACAGCCTGCCCCTGAAGATATGTTGATTACCTTTGAATACATTAGCCGCAACTGGTTGATGGAGCAAGGACAGACAATACCCAACAGGGATGACGTAGGCTCAGGCAGTGATTTGTGTGTCCTTGACCCGCAGCTAACTATTAAATTCCTAAAGCTCAAGTTCCTTCAAGCCAAAGGGTTTGATACGTCTGCCGCAGGGCTGGAGTTCGATACAATGTTGTCTAGTCGCATGGGCAAAAGCGAAGGTGCACCCGTGCTTAGTGCGTCTAACAGCACCCGAGGATTTCCTTATTTAAATTCTTACGGGTCTACGCCCGATACAGGCTACGGTTACTGATGGGGTATTTACGTCAAAAGACGTTAGGCAGATATGGGCAGGCGACACAGCCCACTGTTAAGCCGTTTACTTTCCCCGCCAGTGTGGGAGGTATCAATGCGGTAGACAGCCTGATGATGATGCCTCCAGAAGATTGTCTTTACACAGTCAACCTCATGCCTTCAGAGTATGGGCTTAGACTACGCAAAGGCTATGAGGAATGGGCTACAGGTTGCGTTGAAGACCCACCTAGAGCACCCAACAGTAACGTCAACACGATTATTCCGTTTGAATCCAATGTACAGGATGTAGCTAATGACCGCTTGTTTGCGGTAACGGCAGAGGGTATCTGGAATGTGACCTTGCTGGCAACGACCGACCCTGACCAAGAGGTGACATTTGCTCAAACATCAAGCCCTGCTGGATTTGGCGTCTGGACAGAGTTTACAGGTGATGCGGCAGGTGCTGGATTGCGCGGGCATTACTTGTTCTATGCCGATGGGCTGAATGGTATCTGGCAGTATGAAGAAGCCACCGATACATGGAGCCAGCCGCCTTCTGGCACTGCGGCTACCGATTGGCATTACATGGACACTGACGGGTCAACACCTATTGCTTTTCCTGTGGATAACGTGGCGTTTGTCATGGTTCACAAGCAGCGGATATGGGTCATTCTGGAAGATGAAGATGATGCGTGGTATCTGCCTCTTGCGTCAGTAACAGGCGAATTGAAGAAGTTTACGTTTGGCTCAAAAATGCCACATGGCGGTAATTTGATCGGGCTGTATAACTGGACGGTAGATGGTGGTGATGGTGTAGACGATATGCTGGTAGCTGTCTCCAGAGGTGGGGATGTCATCATATACCAAGGTGAAGACCCTGAAATAACGCCATCAGGTTCAGCTATCGGGCCTTGGAGCACTCGCGGGGCATGGTTTATTGGAGAAGTGCCAGAATCAAGGCGTATTGCTACAACCTATGGGCCTGACCTGTTTATTCTCTCTACGTTTGGCATTACCTCGCTCAACGCGCTATTGAGAGGGGATACTTTGGGACAAGGTGCTCCATCCAAGAAAATCAACCGATTCCTTCGTCCTGATGTAGAAAGCGGCAAAAACAGCTCTGAATGGCAGTTGACTACGCACCCTGCTGACGGGTTTTTGCAGATTATCACACCTAAACCCACCTCCAACCCTTATTTGCAGTACAACATGAACTTGCAGACGATGGCATGG